CTATGCTGCCCTATTTCAAACAAATCTCCTAAAACTATATCCGTTTCAATTCCACCTTCAGGAACATCAAATTCATCATCGCTTGCTTCTGCTTCAACTTTAAATTGCTGCGGAATATCTAACCCCCAATCAGATAATTGTTCAACATTCCAATCACTTTGTAATTCATCCCATTGCCACTCACCAAAGCCAACATTATCTTTAATCAAAAACTCTTTTTTTTGCTCCTCAGTCCAATCATCGGCAAGTAATACCGGCAACTCTTTTAAACCAACTTCTTTGGCAGCTTTTAGCCTCATATTTCCACCTAATACAACAAGTTTACCATCAACATCAGTAAAGCAAACAAGCGGTCTTTTCTCCAACATTTGAGGAAACTCCTTTATTGATTTGACTAATTTAGCAAATTTATCATCCTTGATTACTCTCGGATTCTTTGGGTTCGGCTTTATTTCTGTAATACTTCTGTAAATCATATTATGGCAAATTTATAACATTTTTTTTTACACCACCAAAAAAAAAGCGAAAGCGACATCTTTCTTTCTTTCTTTCTTTCTTTCTTTCTTTGCATTAGGGTAGCCATAGCCCCGCCAATAGCCCCCCTATATAGCCCCTATAAAATAAAAAATGTCAATAAATTGATAACTTATTGACTTTCATATTATTATATTAATTTACTTAATATTAAATAATAGGTAAATATTGCCGAGTTTCTAAATTAAATGTGTATGAGCAAAAATCTACTTTGCCCAGCCAACTAAACCTTACTTTTTGTACATAAATATCAACTATGCCTGTGTCAAAGTTTCTGTAAACACAAATGCCGTTATCAGTTTTATTAAACCAATGAGCAGAACCTGATATACTGTATAAATTTGGAATTTCAAATTTACCCTTTTCATCCTTTCTCATTTTAGTGGGGTGTGCCACTACAAAAATATGAATGTGATGTTGGAGTGCAAACGTTTTAATTTTAGTAAGGCTCTCGCTTATGTATTGAGTTTCTGTGTATCCTTGTGGAATTTTATGTTCTATGTAATTCCAGGGATCTATAAGCAATCCATTAATTCCTTTTCTCTTTATTAATTCTAAAGCCTTTTCAAGAATCCCATCTAAGGTAACGTCTAAGGCGTTTATGTTCATAAAGTAAAAGAAATCATTAATTATTTGCTTTGATTGTTCAAACTCCCATTGACTTATTCTATTTTCTAAATTTTTTCTAAATGCAAAAGATTTACCTACTATCTTTTCCATTAATTTAGTAACGTGAAAAGTTGCAGGAGAGTTTTCAAAGGAACAGATGCCCCACTTCCATCCGCTTGAAATTACAGACTTTGCCATAATGTTATCAACCCATTCTGATTTGCCCCCATTAGGTATGCCAGTAACTGTTGTAAATTGCCCACCTGTAAACTGCAGTAAATCATCGAATGAGCCTAAGCCAAATCTTTCTCCTTTCGGGTAACCATTTAAATAGTAATCATTCAAATCGTGTTCCATATCTTCCATTGTATGCACTCCATCAATGGGAAACTCTTTTGCATTATAAGTAAGTGATTTTAAATGCTCTTTTCCATACTTACAAAGTATTTCGTTAGCATCTTTGCAATCTTCAGGGAATTGTAATTTATAGCAGCGTTCTTTGCCAAATCTTCTAACTAACTCATCATTTAATCTTTTTCCTGCTGCATCGTTATCAGTTGCAATAATTATTTTTGTTTTATTGGCAAAATAATCAAAGCAATTATCTAAGTATTTAAGGTTGACTTTACCATTAACATTTGCACCATTAGGAACGCTAACACAGTTGTAAATGCCAGCTTCATACATTGATAAGCAATCTATCTCCCCTTCAACAATTACACACTCCTTATCGTCTTTAATTGCATCCAAATTATAAAATATTAATTCAGCATCCTTTGCCAGTTTCATATCTTTATTTGCTCCACGAAATTTGATATTAATAAGCTCCTGTTCCTTGTAATAATTAAAACAAATTACTGAAATATCTGCTTTAGCTTTCGGCATCCATTCAATGCTTTCTGTAATTCCAAATCTTAGCAATGTATTATTTGAAATTTTACGATTGCTTTCAAAGTGCTGCAAAAACTTATCATTCAACTTTGTAAGTCTTTTAACTGGCTTAACGTAGTTAGTAGTATCTTCTTTAAGTTCAAAGTTTATTGATGCGGCTACTTTTTTAACAGCTTCAAAAAAAGTAGTATTTTCGGATTCCATAACAAAAGAAAATACATCCCCACTTTTACCACATCCAAAACACTTATACATATCACCTTTAACTTTAAAAGATGGTGATTTTTCATTATGAAATGGACATAACCCTGAATGATTAGCACCCTCTTTTTTTAGTTTAATTTTACTGCTAACAATATCAATCAATGATGCTGTTCGTTTAAGTTCTTGTATTGAATCAAAATTAATCATAGAACCATAGTTTTATTGTTATCATTATTTTTTGCCCAACGTTTCGCAGCTCCTAATTTGCCATTTTGTTGTAATGTTTCTCGAAGTTCAATGGTTTGTAAAAGTCTTTGAGAGAAAAACTTATCATCATCCATTGTAAATAACTCAAATGATTGTATGACTGCTTTTACTTTCGTTTCTGTTGACTGCATCTGCATTGCTAATACAGGAATAATTTTTAATGGCAGCCTGCCACCAGCTACTGCTAAACGTTCAACAATAAACCAATAAATGCCATAACCCTCCATTCCTAATTCTTGTCTAAGATATAGAATTTTAACATCTTCTGAGGCTGTATAATCGTGTGAGAAATAATATGATTTGTTCATAAAAATAAAAAACCCCCTAACGATTGCAGCGAAAGGGGGATGGTTAAAAATTAACCAATGAAAACATCTTAATAGCTGCAATTTTATTAAGATGTTGTTTTGCAAAGTTAAGGCAATCCTATTATTTTATCGTACAATTCAAAAAAATTATCAGGTGTTGAAATAAACTCATATATGCCCCCAGCAGCACGTTCTTTTAATTGCTCTCTTAGTTGAAATTCGCTTGGCTTATCATTGCCTACTTTAATCTCAATCATAACAGATTTACCTGCAATAGTGCAAGATATATCAGCAGTGCCTTTTCGAGTTGTAGATGGTATAAATTGACCACCTCCAGCAATTTTATGACCTTGTGAGTTTTTAGCTTCAATATAACGCCCGGCAGAGCTTATTCTTGTTGCCCTAAAACCATTCCAATTAACGTAATTGCATATAAACTTAGTTAAACCGTTAGCAGTTTTAATTTTTGGCAAATCAGGCAAACAATATAAACCATCATTTACAACAGACGGAGTTCTCATTTTAGTATAATTAAGATGAGCTGTAAAATATCTCTCTTTATAATTCATTTGGTGTTACTTTAAATTTTCTGCCCTCAATTTCAAATATTCCGCCTTGCGGGTTTTTCAATAGCCAAAATTGAAATGCTGCAATAATTTGATTTTCTGTCATAAAATAAATTTTAAAATGTGAAATAATGTAAATACTGCTCCTAATTTAAAGAGCCATTTGATAATTTTGTCATTTGTTTGCATAATTTTTTTGTTTAGAGTGCAAAAATAAGTAAAAGTTGTTATATAAAAAAATATTTTTTTTTTTAGTAACAACTTTGTATTTTTGCAAAAATAAATTTTATGAAAAAACAAACATCGGTAGAATGGTTTATTGAACAAGTTACTAAAAATAATATATTAGCAATAGATGCAATTCCGCAAGCAATAAAAATGGAAAAACAAAATGTTATAGATGTATTAGAAGATGCATTATTTGATGAAAATGACAGAATAGATTTTGATGATCCTAATTATCGCAAATACATCATTGACTACATTTTAAATAAAATCAACCAATTAAAAAAAGAGTTGCAAAAATAATATGTCAGAAGATAAACAAAAGTGCAGCAAGTGCGGTATAATTAAAAATAGAATTGAATTTTACCGAAAATCACATACATACGCTGGGCGTGATAAACAATGCAAAGTTTGTAAAGACAATTACAGAAAATTGTACCAGCAAAAAAAAATTGCAGAACGAAATATATTTTTTTAAATAAAATTATGAAGCTAATATCAATAAAAGAATACGCAGCAAAATTAGGTGTAACTCCTCAAGCTATTACTAAGAGGATAAGAAATGGCAGTAAGTTAAAAGGCATTAGCAAAATACATCACATTCACATTAGATGTATTTTGTTGCAACCAAACAAAGATTTTTAATAGATAATCAACAACTTGTAAAATATTTAAAAAAAAGATACATTTTTATTTGGTTGTTATGTTGAAACTATATATTTTTGCTTCATCAAATTAAAACGATAACAAAATGAACAAACAAATTGCCGCATTGAAAAAACAAATTTTAGAGAGAGAAATTTTATTAAAAAAAATTTTGAACCAAACTTTGAGAATGAAGAATAATTTTTTGCCAACATTTAAAGACGATTCTCAATTTATTTTATCTGAGATTGAAAAAGAAGAGACTCAGTACCAAGAGTTACTTAATGAAATTAAAAATATTGAACTTGAATTAAACACAAAGCCTTTCAGTTTTGATATGTTCAATTTACAAAACGAATTAGATTCTTTAACAATTTTAAAAAATTAATATGACAATATTATCTTTAAAATCAGCCAATAAAATTGAACGATTAACCTTTGTAAGGTTTACACTTTTTGAAAGCCATTTAACAATAAAAGAAAGGTTTTTTGACAGGAACAAAAATTACACAACAATTATAGGATTTCGATTTAAAGTATTTACACAATATTTTTTAACAATTAATTAATTACAATGGCAACGATAATTTTAGCACTTATAGCAATTACAACAGCAAGTATAAGTATTGTTTTTTCTGTAAAAAAAGACAGCCTCCCAAAAAATACCGGGGATGATTTTGCAGAATGGAATTTAATTGATAACGATTTTAATGGAAATTAATGAACCAAGAAGTAAACGAGCAAAGCTATGAAAGCTCAAAAAATGAATTTGAACAATCTCAGATAACGCTGGAGCAACTTAAACAAATGAATAAAAAAAAGGTAAAAAATTATGTACCGAGTACAAATTTTATTTCTATAGATGCAACAGAAGAACAATGGATATATAACCAATTAAACCCTTAATTATATGGAATTATTAACAAAAATTCAAAATGAACTTAAAGTCCCAAAAGGAAAATATAACTCCTTTGGCAAGTACAAATATCGAACTGCTGAACAGATACTTGAAGCGGTAAAACCTATTTTACTTAAACATAATGCAACACTTACTTTAACCGATGAAGTTATAGTTGTAGGTGAAAGATTATTTTTAAAAGCAACTGCAAGAGTAGGCGAAGTTAGTGTATGTGGTTTTGCCGAGATGTCTGAGCATAAGGGTATGAGTAGCGAGCAATGCACAGGCACAGCATCCAGCTATGCAAGAAAATACGCTTTAAATGGGATATTTTTAATTGATGAAAGCGAAGCCGATGCAGATAATGAAAATGTAAAACCTGCCCCTAATAGATTGTCGGATCAACGATTTGAAGCTGCATTAATAGCATTGAAACAAGGAAAAACAAGTCTTGATAAAATAAAGGCTTACGATTTAACAGAAGAACAATTAAAAAAATTAAATAATGTGTCCGAATAAATTTAAAAAAGATTTTATGAATAAAATTAGTAAACTGTTTAATGAACAAGACTCGAATAATATAGAGTTAATTATGCAATTATCTATTGAAGTTGCATCAAAAAAAAATATGCCTATTATTCCAATGGATGAGTTTATTAATATGTGTATGGAGGAACTTGACATTAAGGCGGAGGTGTTTTTTTCTAAAGATAGAAAAAGGGAGTATATATATAAAAGATATGTTGTTCAGTATTTTTTGAGAAATGATTATGGCATTACTTTGCAATTAATAGCTCAAATATTTGGGTTAAGGGATCATTCAACAATTGTTCATACATTAAAGGTTGTTGATAACTTATTATACACTAAGGATGAACTTTTTTTATCATATTTTAACAAAATAAACAGTATGGCTACTATACAGCCACAATTATAATGGCAACAAATATTAGTATTAAATTAGATGTAACAAAGATTGACAAATCAAAACTATTTAAAGGTGATAAAGGCACTTATTTAGATGCAACTATTTTAATGAAAGATGAACCTGATCAATATGGTAATATTGGTATGGTAGTTCAAAATGTAAACAAAGAAGATAGAGATGCTGGAGTTAAAGGTGCTATTTTGGGCAATGTAAAATATATTGCAAAGCAAGTTCAGCAGCCAAAAAAAGAAGATACTAAATCTTTAGATGATTTACCATTTTAACGGTAGGTATTGCTTTGCAGTTGTGGAATTGGCAGCACAACTGTTGAAAAATGAACGAATGATGCCGTGTTATTCTACTGTCTAATTATTAATGTCAAGCCACAATTGCAACAATACTTTTGTTGTAGGCAGTTAAAGTCAAACGAGATGAAAATAATTTATGAAATTGAGTATGAAATTGTAAATGGCAAACCTGTATTTGAGCCATCTATTTTGAGTGGGGAAACAGAGCCTTTAAATGTTGAATTTGATGCTAACCCCCGTTGGGAAAATGATGGTATAGGCAGCTATGAATATTGGGGGCAAAAATGTTTCGATGCGGGGCATAGTTACGTTTCTTTAGAGCATTATGGCGACCCCGTTTGGGATAAAAGTAAGCATAGTGAGCAAGAGAATAATATTATAGAAGCATTCACAAACAGCACTCAACACGAAAAACTTTGCGACCTGTTTTGTGATACGTACAGGGGTGAGTTCGCTTAATTGCCTACAACGCCAAAGCAGCTTTGCGATGGCAGGGATTTAGAAGTACAAATTTTTAATAAAGCACAAATGAAAGTAGAAAGCACAAAAGCCGAAATTCAGCAGGAAGCCCCTGCTATTGCAAAACTGCCTGTTAGCAGCAGTTGTTTGCCTTGGTTCAACAGAATCGTTGAAATAAACCAAAACAATGGTTGGGTAAATCCAGAGTTTCAACCCAATACAACCGAAAAATTTAAGGATGAATATTTCACCATAAAAGTTAAAGACTATTTGGAAATTGAAAGCAACTATGAGGTTGATATTTTCCGAGTTAGCAAAAGATGGGGTGAAATTATTATTTACTGCCGTGTCGTTTTCAATTGATGCTAACGAGTGGGTATGTGCCGCAGTTGTGGCAATAGAATTACAAATGTTTAATAGCAAAATGCACTAAAGATGAATAAAGAACAAATGCCGATAGCGGAAAGTCAAGCCACAATTGAGGCAATACCTATGTTACCTGCTGTGTTTCATTTAACGCTGACTAAAAAATGGTTTGATATGATTAAGTCAGGCGAAAAAAAAGAAGAATACAGGCAGGATAAAATGTATTGGAAAGATAGGTTTGTCAAAAAAGGTTACTGGCATTCGCAAACGTGTAAACACTTTGATATTATTCGTTTTAAAAATGGGTATGCTAAGGATGCTCCAACGATGGAAGTAGAATGTAAAAGTATTAGACTTGCTGATTTGGATGAAGTGAACCCTGATTGGTTTGGCTCTTTTCAAGATTACGAAGGATGCCGAATATTTATTATTTCGCTTGGTCGTGTACTGTCTGTCAGTGCATAGCAGGTAACTCTATAATAGACGCAATAGTTCCTACTTAAATAGTATTGATAATGAGAATAAATGTTAGTTATAATTCTAAATGGCAATTGAGGAATAAACCTCAATACAAATGGACTGAATGCAAACGCTTATTCAATACCAATACTGGTCGTGAAATAAAGAAAACTCTTAAAGGAATGGTTGCTGGATATTGGATAGGAAAAGATTTTATTAAACTTTCTGAAATGAAAAATATGGTAGAATTAATCCCAAAAAAAGAATACTGCCCATTTTAAACTGTACTTTAGAAAATAAACCCTCATAGTAGAAACTAAAGGGTTTACTAAAACTAACCATTATGAGAAAAAGAAGTTATGATCGTGGATAATGAACATATTTTACTAAATTTGAATTAGTTGAAATTGAATGCTCTGCAACCCTATCGCCATTGCTACTTGTTCCATCTTCTGAAGTATTTCCTGCAATACCAACTCCACCACCATCAACTGTAATAATTCCTATATGATGAGCGTGATTGTTACTATCTACATAAAGAAATATATCCCCTGCTATTGGTTTTGTTGTTACCCAACCATTTTTTATTGCAAGGTCATAAACACTTTGACAAGCCCCTAATCTTGGTATTGGTGCAGTACCTTGAAAGCAGATATCCAATACCATCGTAGCAAAATAGCAACACCAACTTTCGCCTTTCAATCCACCGCACCACTTTTGTATTGCCTCTACTTTGTTGCCACTATTTGCTCCACTTTCACGAACATAAAGAAATTGCCTTGCAACTTCTATTGGATTAAATTTGTTTACACTCATTTTATTTTGAATTTAAAGTTTACATTACTTCGCCATTATATATGCGATAGTTTCTTAATTTATATTTATTTCGCTCAGATACATCAATCATTCCAAAACCGTGATTCCACTTGTTAATAGGCAACCATTTCGGAGTTAAACCACATAGACAACCAATTGAGTAAGTTGTCATAATTTTACCAAAAATATTTGGCTCTGTATGTTCACTTGTTGTATGGCAATCTCCTTTTACTGCCGAATGTTTTGTTTGTAAAAACAACCCTCTGGCAGCATTTACAGGATTGAATACACCTCTCCCCATTTCGTGTCCGTGTACAAATGGTAAACCATTCATAACTACAATTCTCTTATCTCTAATTATTGTAACATTTGGGCATCTTTTTTGGATGATTGCCTCAAGTTCAAACTCCTCTACCCCTTTTAATTCGTGGGCTTTTTTATATAAAAAACTATCGTATCTTTCCTCGTGATTACCAAACTTGTAATATATTTTAGCCCCTTTAAAAATTTTGTGTAACTCTGCAATAAAATCTTGCAACACTTTCAGCTCCTCGCTTATCCTTGCTTTTCGTGGGTCTTTTTGAAAAAACGATATTGCGTGAAAATCTACTACATCACCATTTAAAAAAATAAAATCAGGTTTTTCTTTTCTTGCAAAATCAATAGCAGCAGTTAGTGCAGGAATAGAATGATAAGGCAAGTGAACATCATTAATTATAAAACCTTTTTTATGTCCTTTGATGTGGAATAATTCAAAACTTTCCTCATCCGATTTAGGTAAAATGTAAGGTTGAGTAGGTCTATTTTTATTTGTAAAAAAAGATTTATCTTTTACGCTTTTTGCTGCACTTTCTCCGCTTTTCCCTTCAATTGTTCTTAATGTAGTTCTTGCGTGTTCGATATTAGTAAATGCAGCAGGGCACTCCTCATACATTATTCTTGCAAGCTTAGCAGTTGGCATTTCCATTCCATACTTCAATCTAAATTCTTTTGCAATACTTAATTTTGTTGGGCGTAGAGGCATTATTTAGGTTTTTCTTATTAATATTGTTACATTAAATATATTGATAATGTAAAATTTTTGAGTGATTTTTATTGTTAGGAATTTACGCCCAACATAGTGTGGTCTTTTTAATATGTATAATTTTTTATACAAATAATAATGCTTTAGCCAACCATTCAGCAAGAGGGATATATTTATTATTGTAAGCCCATTTTAAGCCAAAATAAATTGGTATTAATAGCAATAGCAACCAAAGCCAATTACGATGCTTTTCTTTAGCCGTATTAACTATTTTCAACTCTTTTTTAAAGTCGGTGCTATCAAATGTTTTTTTGTTGGCACTATCGCCTTTTTTCACTTCAAGTTTAGTTATAGCTAAACTACTTTGCACATCTTTTTTTGTGGATGAACTCTTAGAAGTTTGATTAACGTTTTTTAACGGCTTGTTACTTGTAATTTTAGTAACTCCAGCACTATCACTAATGGTTAATTCAGTTTTAGTTTGTGGTTGTTGCTTATTGTAGTTGGTAGTGTCAAACTCAATATTTATACTGTTTTCACCATCTTCAATACTTGTCTTGTCGCTGCTATTACCTTTAGTTTCTTCAACCAAACTATCAATAAAACTATGCACAGCACTATCTAATTTGTGAACGCTATTACTATCTTCTTTCAAGTGTTCGCTGGAGCGTGATTTATTCACAGAACTACAACCCCATAAGCCCAAACAAAGGCATAATAGTATGAAGCCGAATAGTATAAATGCTATTGTTTTTGCTGCTGTTAATTTCTTAATCATAATTCAATTTTTAGTGTTAATTATTCACCGTCTTTTTTAGGTTGAGTAACTTCTTTAGTTTCCAATGATTCAGTTTTGTTTTGATTTGGTGTTCCTTTCCAAATACTCAATACTTGTGCAACAGTAGCAACCCCACTCATAATGAGAATAAAGGCAACTAACCCAGCGAAAATGTAATGGTCAAATGTTTTGTTTGTGATGTGCGTATAAATACACAAATACAGCATTGTTAAGGCTGCACTTACACTAATGAATCTTTTATGACTTATTACACCATTCTCACTTAACATACTCCAAATGAAGTTGGCAATCCATCTTACTAATTTCATAACTATTTAATTTTAATGTTTTAAAAATTGAGCTGCAATTGTCAATAAAGCACCTATCACAGTGCCTATTGTTGTTGCAATAACTCTTTCATATTTCAACTTATCAGTGAACTTCTCAAATAGATTTAATCTATCCTCTACACTTTGCATCCTCTTATTATAACCAGCATTTCCAAATTGGTCACCCAATAAGGCATTTGTTAGCTTATCAACACTTGAAACGACGTTATCCAATTTCTTTTCAAATTCATTGAGTTTATCTTCCATTTTATGTTGTAATTCTTCGATGGTCATTGTTATATAATGGTGTTCACTTTTACTATTGGATTTGTTGATTTTAAAAACTGTAAACCATATTGCCGATACCAGCAAAATGGTTATAATATATCCTCCTTTTTAATAATCAATCTTTCTTTTGAATTTTTGTGTTTAACCATAAACATTCCATCCTCTAATTTACCATAGTTTTCAGCCTCAACCATATCACCTTTATTGCCAAACAAAACTTTATTTTTACCATTGCCGTAATAAACATTACGACTTAATTTTCTCATTGCTTTAGCCATTACTTAAATGTTATTTTAAGATATGCTCCAATTATTGCAATAAGTCCAACCGCAGAACCATCCCATCTATTATACTCTTCGCTACTTAACTTATAACTATCACCTTTTACTGGTTTATTATTGGCTATAGCAATCCAATTAACTATGCAATTTCCTTTTGTGTCATCACTATAAGTGTAAAAACCAATATGTGTTAGCGTATCTGTTTTTACTGGCAAGCTGTGCATATAATATATTTCAGAAATCTTTGCAGCAGTACAAAATGTAATGCTTGTATCAACTGTTTGCGAGGTTGCTTTTAATGAAGCCAAAAGCATAAGACTAAAGATTAATTTTTTCATTTTTTTTTATATTTAATTATTGCCCACAAGTAACATTCCATACATAAGTAGTAGCTGCTGTTAATGCAGTTGTACCACTTGTAATAACAAATTGAGTAGAACTACCACCAGCATCCATATAAACCATATTTACACCATTTAAAGTAGCAGCATTGGCATTAGCAGCACTAAATATTACTGATGGCGAACTGCCAAATGTTTTGTTGAAAATTATAGTTGCTACTGTTGCAGACAAAGTAGGTATCGTTCCTGTTGTTATAGAAACTTTCATATATCTGTCAGAACCTGTAACGCTTACTGTTGGAGAAGTTCCTGCTCCAGCTCCTGCTGAAATGGTTGGTGTTCCAGCTCCTGCAATTTTTACTCTTGTTGAGCCGCTTGTCCAATAGGAATAACTATCGTCAGTTTCAAATGTGTTTGCCTCTGTTGATGAAAGTAAAGCACCTCCTGTTGTTATTTTAAAAGGTGAACCACTTGCACTTGAACTTCCAGCTCCTATGTGTAAGTTAGCAGTAGGATTGCCGTTATAGAACACAGATGCTTTTGTTGACATTACGAATCCTGATGTTCCCCAT